GACGACGAGGGCCTGGGGCGCCTTCTAGACGCCCATCGGGGCCTCCGGGACCGTCGTCGCGGCGGCCAGGTGCTGCCAGGAGAGGAGATTCTTCCCCCCCGCCGGCTTCAGGTTCGCCACCAAGGTCGCCCATTTCGCCACCAAGGTCGCCCATTTCGCCACCAAGGTCGCCCTCACCACCACCTAGATCACCTAAGCCGCCCTCTTCCGCGGCGCCTTCTTCGGAAACCCCTTCAAGTTCTTGCTGCCACTTACGATCATAAAACGACTCACGCTGATTGCGGAGGAACTCGTCATCAGAAAGTCCAAGGATGTTGCTGGCGATCCAGTGCTTGCTATACGTACCCTCTGGAACTGCGGCTGCAGTATCAAACTTGGTACGAAGGTATTCAAGCGTCTGAAGCTCTGCGAGACGTGAGGGATTATTTAAAGTTAAATCAAAACTAAGCAGGTCTTCCCCACGAAAGCCAAGAGTATAAAGATGAACGACTGCGATCTTTTCGAGTTCACTAACAAACGGTCGCTGAAGTCGTTGAATTGTCCGAGCAAATCGAATGTCCTTTTGGGCAAGAGTTGTCTTATCCTCGGTATCTCCTTCGAGATTTGTCAAGTAAGCTTGTGGAATTTTAATTGCGGCAAACAATTTGTCTCTCATATACTTCACATCTTCAATGTCATCGAGAGATTTGGCCCCGGGGAGCGAAGTAATGTCGGATCCAACACCGCCACGCATAGGAATAAAATAGTCCTCTTCCAAAGACAGCGGGTTGTAACGAAGATCCACACGGCCAGTAGTAGAGTCCACCAATGTATTACGCTTCATCTCGGTCTTCACTTTCTCCATGTACTGGGCGACGTCTTGAGGGGGAATATTCCCCACATCAATCTTAAAAACGCGGCGCTCAGGCGCTCGAACTACACGGTAAGCAATCATCGCATCCTCTAAAAGCGTTAATTGCCTCCAGATACGACGAGCAGGATCGAAAACGGATGTTCCATAAGGAGCATGGCGATCATTACCTAGAATACGGAAATGTGCAACCTGCCAATTTTCAAACGTTATGCCGGCGCCGTTCCACTGGTATTGAATGTAATTGGGGTTAGTAGGATCTTGTCCTTCTAGTCTTTCAACCTCGTTATTAGGAAGGCCGATGAGAGAGGTAATTCCTAGCTTTTCATCCACGTCTAAATAAAGGAACATATCTCCATACTTACACATCGAACGAGACCAGCCAAAAGCATTGGCCTCAATGTTAAGAACATCATAAAACAACGAATGAAGAATCGTTTTAATTTCTAAATTCATGCAGTTGACTGCCAGGAGTTTATCAAACTCGTTAGCGGTGGTCATCTCATCGGCGTAGATATCTAGGGCAGACGCAAGCTCGGGCGTATACTCCATCTGTTCAAAGTCTGTATAACGCTCGGCCCTATTTTGATTGCGAAATGCGGCAGACGTAAATAAATTATAGTTCTGCGACATGTTGTTGTCATGTCGTTTGAACTCCTGACCGCTTAGAGAACGAAACCGATAACGATATTTATCCAGGTCGCCGCGGCGTTCTTGCCGGGCAATCTGCGCACGGTAATTTATGATCGGTCCAGATAAAAGTCTGGTTAGCCTCTTAAATAATGGGGCTGCTGGGTTTCTGGTATTCTGCTCGTTACTTGGCATTGTTTATCCTTTTATCAAAGCAATATATTGCTCATTAAATTTTTTAGCTGTCTCTGTTTGCTGACTACTATTCGAGCTATTGTGGCCCGTCATTCCCGGTATGCTGGTAGCAAGATCGGTTCTAGAGGTAGAAATTGACGACAAAAATTCCTTGCTATATTCAAGATTCCTTTGACTTTCAACAATTACAGTATCTCTAACCCAACATCCAATAGCGAATGACATAACCAAATCATCATTATAACTTCTCATTGCCTGTGGCCTGCCGTTGTGCCAAATAAATGTTTTCATTTCAGAAAGTAACCGATTTGAATTAATCTTAATTAGTTTGTTTCTCATAAACTCTTCCATCTTCGCAACGATAAGGGGCCTCGTTTTTGAAGATGTGGTAAAACCAGGAATGACATTAGATTTCCATTGTGCCGTAACTGGGTCCACGTATTGATGATCCCCTTTGTTGGAATGATATAGGTTATGATACCCCTTATCAAGCAATTTTTTAAGTACTGCGTAACCTATGTTGTTGTTTTCTATAACCAACATGGGATTCCCGTACTCCGCCCCAACGTTCCATAAGATATCAGCAAAGTCATCAGGAGTTGGTTTCCCGATGTATTCGGCAACCACCTCCATTGACTCTAACTCAAAAATGTGAAACGCACTATTATCTTTACCATCGCCGCGGGCGACATCAGCAACGATGAGGTGTGGTTTCTCGGGATCGTACCGCTTCCAGATCCAGTAGTTCCTATCGAATCCGGTGCGGTATTCGGGAGCCGTGGCTCTTTCTAAGTACCACTGAATGTCGTCAGGGTGAATAACCGTTTCACCAGAAACATTAAAATTACACTCGAGCTCTTGCGCGATCTGACGCTTGGACATGTTTTTGGTTTCTTTCTCAAACCATTTTTGGTCTCTGTCGGGATGAACATCCCATAACAAGGTGGTCATATGAAACGCGTTTGTTCCTGCTTCAGCTTCGACGCAGTTTTGGTGAAACCAGTTTCCAACACCATTAGGCGTCGAAAGCGCTATGCAGCGACCACCCGTTGATAGTGTAGGATAAAGTGCTGTCCATAAGTCGCCTAACTTCTCAACATGAGCAGCCTCATCGACAACCAATAAAGAAAGCGACTCAGAACGACCAGCATCGCCGGCAGTTGAAGACCCTTTAATCTGGGAGCCGTTTGATAATTCAAAAGACGTTCTATTATCTACAACAATCTCCGAGATGCGCATCCACGGAGGAAGGTGTTTGATAATTGCTTTTACCTTCCTAACGAGGTTGGTGGCTGTTTGTAATTTAGTTGCCACAATAAGAATGTTTTTGTCGCGATGGAAGAGCATCAGCCAACTAATATATGCCGCAGTAATCGTAGAGATGCCGAGCTGGCGCGCCTTTAAAATAATGTTGAAACGATAATCCGTAAAATCGTTAAGCAGTTCTTGCTGATAGTCATACGCACTAAAGGGAATAAGCCCCCTTTGCGGGTGAGAGATGCGACAGTAATTGATAGTAAAGTAGACCGGATCTTTACCAGCCTTGACGATCTCTTTTAATATCTCTTGCTTAGTGAGAGCATTGCCCATAACATTTGCTACTTACCTTTACGTGTATCGTTTGATGGACGCTTGTTCTTCGGGCCAAGAGCAAGCCAATCACGAACGGCCTTATCCAACCGATCGTCGGCCGAGCCTTCCTCAACGTCCACAACCTCGGTCAGTCCACCAATGCGGTAATCACAATGTGCCTGCACATCAGTACGATAGTTGGAAATTCGCTGAACCAAAATGTGATGGTCTCCTTCTTTGGTAAGGCTGACGGTGTTGCCGGTAATAGCTTTATATTCTTTCTTTAAAAACTTAACGATCTCTTGAAGCTTGCGACCCACCTCGTCTTCAAAGCCGTTATCTTGAACTTCTTTAATTCGTGTTTCCGCCTGATAGGTAACGCGCAGGAGCGGACCATGGAACTTAACACCGAAGCCATCCATGACGCGTCGGTCATTAATCAGATGGCCATCTTCTCTAGATAAGTTAACCAAACGTGCTCGCCCATCTGCCTGCAGCGACTCGTCGTGCGCTCCGTCATAGGCATTTGCGGCTGCCTGACCAAGTCCTTGAATGATTTCGTATACTGTTGCCATGTTAATCTTCCTCTGTATTGTCGGCTGTGTTAATGTAAGGAGCCAATTCTGTAGCCAACATCTCCAAAATTCGCGGGCTCTGAAGTATGGTTTCTACAAGCTTGGGGCCGAAATTAGTCAGCATAAGGGCGTTATAACCATATTTTATCGGATCGGGATCCAGAGGATTCATCATTTTTTCCTCATCAATTCCTTCATCTTCAAGGATAATCTGACGAATAGTATCTCGCGTCGACATCTTTTAACTCCTGTCTGGCCTCCAGCCATTATACCATCTCTCTTCTCTTCCTTCAATCCATTTTATGTAGCACAAAAAACAAGTTTTAAATTTGCTCATGTATAAATCATCACGAGGACGAAAAGAATAAGTAGAACAAATAGGACACGTCCTATTATGGTCTCTAGTAAGTAGTTTTTTGTTTATTAAAAATCCGTCTTGTTCTACTTTGTCTTGGGATTCAGCCAATTTTGCAAATTTACGTTGTTCTTCTTGCGACTGCTCAATGTAATCTTTCTCTTTATTATCGTCCCAAAAGCGCCGAGGGTTATTGATAGCCTCTTCGCCATATTTCTGTGCGATAGCTTTCTCAAGTTTGGGAATGTAATTTGAATCTTTCTCGGTCATTATATATTAAATCCTACGCTCGCGTATCAAACACTATACCGTCCAAAAATATCCATTTGCTTACGCCGTCCGTGAAACCCGCAAGGACCGTGACCCAACCATCGGCCTGTACCTGAACTCTGCAGGCTGCTCCATCAGAACAGAAGCAGGCGAATGATATGGCTTTGTCTGGCCAATAGCCGCTAGTCAGTCGGAACATGGAAGTGCCCGCTGAAGTGCTAGTGGTTTTAACAAGGCCGCGAATGTGAGTACAGCCCTGACTATCTAGCATTGCTCCCGCAGATGCATAGGTAGATGTAGCATAATTGGTCCAGTAAGATTGGAATATGAAATAGCCGTCGAGGCTGCTGGCGGCGGCATCCCTCCAGCTATTTTGTGCAATCGTAGATCCGGCTGTGGTGACCGTGATTGTCCCGGCCACGTCTAGATTGTTGTCGAGGTTCAGATCGAGGCTTGAATCCAAAGTCATCCCGTTGACGTTATTAACTCTAAAATAGATGGCTCTTCCAGTGCTAGCGTTCACAAAAGTTTGACCAGTATTACTCTGAAGCAATGCATATTGTCCGGCAGATGTTTGGTCTACATGGCTGACGTACGCGTAGTCACTATACCCTCCTCCGTAGCCTACCCGGGCTCTTCCTATTTCAGCATAAGCATCGCTGTTCGCGCTGACCGAGAGGTTCGTTCCATCAAAAGTCAGGTCTGCATCACCCTCAACTGAATTGCTGTCTGTGAAAATCGCAAGCTCATTGTTGGTGCCGTTGGTCCCATCAACCAACGTAGTTCCCCAGACGCGTGAGTCGATTTCGTCGGTTTTTAAATATCCCGAAGAATTCAAAATCACAACAGTATTATCTGTGTCGGTTCCTATGTTAGGCGCCACAACACTTCCCGTAACCACCAAACCATCAATTGCTGCACTTTGTAAGTGGGTACTTCCGGAAACCACCAATCCGGTAAGAGCCTTGGAAACCCACGTTCCATAGACATCTGTTCCCAGACTAGAAAAAGTGGTCCATGTAGAATTTTGATATGGTTCGATTTGCCATCCAGGCGGGTTGAAACTGCCGACCGGCTGCGCGAGCGGGGATCCCCCTAAGATGGTGACGTCGCAACTCGCATAATTAGATTTTCCCTTAATCCAAATCTCAGCAGACGTAATACCGTCATAAGTTAAAATGATGTCTGTGGTGGGATTCCAACCCTGTATCGCGGCACTATTAACGGCCTCAACCGTAATGTCAGTATGAGCCACGTATGCGCCGGCGCCTGTAGCACTCCGAGACCAGCGCGCTGTTACAATAAATTCAAAGTGTCGTCCTGGTGCTGCCGAGGCAAAACCCATAGGATTTAAAGTAACTAAGGCGACCACATTGGGCGCCCAATAATTTGAAAGTGCGCCGTGAGACATAATTTTTGTCCATTCGTCGTAGCCGTCGCTCTCCTGGACTGTGGTCTGCACCGAAGGACTCCCTACGTTGCCCCTTGCCAAACCGATTGTTCCATCGGAGTGAACCGTCATTGCGTCAGTCCCATCAGTATACTCTATAAGGCGCGCCCGGGCGATAGTGGCACTAGAAGTTAACATGGTTAACACTGTGCCATCAAACGTTAAGTCTGAATCTCCCTCTAGTGTGTCTGTATCTGTCCAAATCGCTACTTGGTTATTGACTGGCGTTCCAGTATAATCTACTAGATCCCCAGCCCACACCTTCGAGTCAATCTCGTCCGTTACAATAGAAGATCCATCATAAACAAGAACTGTGTTGTCGGTGCCGGTGTCAACATTCGATAAAGTAATTGTTTGAGCGTTAATGGTTACGCTGTCGCCAGATGCATCGCCGAGAGTCGTGTTTCCATCAACCGTTAAGGCGCCCCCAATATCAAAAGTTGAACCATTCCAAGTTAGGCTTGCATCGCCCTCTACGGAATTTGAATCGGTAAAGATAGCAATCTCATTGTTGGTGCCGTTAGTTCCGTCCAATAAAGTAGAGCCCCAGACGCGAGAATCGATTTCGTCCGTTACAATCGAAGAGCCATTGTAGACCAGAACTGTGTTGTCGGTGCCCGCAGCAACATTTGCCAAGTCAATCGTTTGAGCGTTAATGGTCACACTATCGCCGCTAGCGTCTCCAAGAGTGGTGTTGCCATCAACCGTTAAAGCGCCTCCGATATCAAAGGTCGAACCATTCCAAGTTAAGTTTGAATCTCCTTCAAGCGTGTCCGTGTCTGTCCATACGGCAACCTGACTATCTACCGGGGTACCGGTATAGTCAACCAAATCGCCAGCCCATACCTTTGGATCAATTTCATCAGTTTTAATGACATTCGAACCATTGAGAATAAGAACTGTATTATCTGTTCCAGCATCAACACCCTTAAGGGTTACCGTGTCGCTGGAGTCTTCGCCCAGGAGAACCGATCCACTGACGCGTAGAGTGCTAACGACGTCGGCGTCCCACGTAAAGCTGGTATCTCCCTCGATAGTGGTCGGATTAGACCAGACTGCGATTTCATTATCCAACGCACTGCCGGTAATGTTACCGGTATCCGAGCCAGTTTGAAAGCCTTCTGATACCAGAAACGCAATCAGGGCGCCCTTCGATTGATAGATTACGTCATTATTACTCACTCTTCACAATCTCCGTCGATAGAGCAAAGATCCCTAGAGACGTGAGAGTGCCGATGCCAAACCCCAATGCAACCAGCCATGGTTCCTTGGTTGGATTTTGATTAAGAATCAATTTTTCAAGGCGATCGTTCTCAGCAATCTTAAGAATCATCATCGATTCATATTTATCTTTCCAAGAATGAATTTCAATGTCTTTAAAATCTAGTTGCAACTGAAATCTTTCAGACTGAAGATGTAGTTCATAGCTAATTCGTAAATCGCACTCGGCATCTTCAAACTTCTTCTCAACCGCAATCTTAGCTGCGGCTTCAACCGACAATAATACTCCGTCAAACGGTGCAGCTTCGCCCGCCTTGATGGTTACAACATCATAAGTTTCTTCAGATGGTGTCTCGACTTCGGGATCTTCAGCGAACGCAACGGTCGGACACACCAAAAAAGAAATCAAATAAAGTGATAATATTTTTTTACCCATGCTCTAGTCCAAATGCCGCAGCTATTTCTCTAGCTAACTTCTCGGGATCATTATACCCTTCGTCAACCATCCTTTTAAGTTCTGCTTCTTTCTCAGCATCGAGGGTTTCCCCTCTCTTAGCAAACTCTTCTTTCAATTTGACGAGTCTTTTCTCGTGTTCTTCTAACCTTAAGTTTTTGGCGTCGACCTCAGCACTATGGATTCGTTCTAGTTCCGCCAATTCTGCATCATGAGCTGCTTTTTTGGACTCCATTAAATCCAGAAGCGAACTGAAAAGCGCGCCGTTTCGGGTGAGCGCCCCAACGAGAGCTACCACTACGAACACAAGTCCCAACACGATCGCCCACCAAAACTTTTTCGCTTTGAGCCAAGCTTTCTTTGCAAAAGTTTTAAAAGCTAACCATTTCATCAGTCAACTCCCTTCAGCCGGGCTACCATATCAACCACTCCTTGGGTGCCTATATAAACCACCGTAATCATTGTCCAATCTTCTGAGGCCAGATCTGCAAACGCCAATAAACCCGTTGCTGTAACCCAGGCCAGAAGTTTGCGCGATACAAACTTGTTCAAGACTTTGTCTAATAAGTGTCTCATACTATTCACCTCCTTCTCTATAATTAGAATGGAAAAGAAGGTATGTCTAAGCAACTTAAATTCAAATTTAAAAAAACCTTGAAAAAAGCAGAATTTGTGCACGCCGACCTGGAATACCACCAACAGTTAGTTTCCGAGGCCAAAAAGCTTTTCTCTGAGGAGGTGCGACGGCTTGTTGAGAGATTGCCGGTCGAAGAGCAGATCCTATTGCAGGAAGAATCAGAGCGGCGCGTTGCGGCGCAATTAGAAGCAGCGCAGCGGAGGGCCCGGTGCTCTGAGGACTTGAAACAGCTTGAAGAAAAACCTCACACTCTCGCACCCGAAGAAGCGTGCACAAGTCTTGTTACGACAATATACTCAGTCGAAGGAGACACCGACGGCGACGAAAAGCAAAAGACAAAGTCGGCAGAACTAAAAAAACTGTTTCATCGTATTGCTGAGCAAACTCACCCCGATAAAGTTCGTGCAAGTGGGTTCTCAGACAAAGAGATATACAGATTAGAAAAGGTATTTAAAAGAGCTCTTACAGCATATGAAAATAATAACTGGTACATTCTCTACTCTATTGCGGCAGATCTCGATTTAAAAACTCAAACTCCCACTCAAGAACACATTGAATGGATTGAAGATGACATCCGTAATACTATGGGTGCCATTGCTATAATAGGCAACTTACTCGCGTGGATGTGGTATGCGGGCCCACCAGTAAAAAAACAACTTGCTCTCAAAGACTACTTTCGACAAGTCTACAATTTTAACTATCCAGATCTATAACCTTATATTCAAAATTGGGCCACTCTTTTCGTTGTTCCTTGATATACTTTTTTGCGGCCTTTGAAGATTCAAACACGGTGGCGTAGTGTTCAACGTTAATGGGGTAGTAATGCCAATCAAGCCAGCCCTCTACCAATCGATTAAATTCTGCGCTGTAGGAGCCAGCCTTTAATCGACGAAGAACCATGCAATGAGTTTCATTGGTGGACTCTGCTGTATCCGTTGGTTTTGTCAATGGAAATCTCCACATCCACGATGTCCTTAAGCGAATCGACGTGTGAAATAAGTATAACTGTTTTGAAATACATTTTGATTAATTGGAGAATTCGTACAAACCCTTCCATGTTTTCGGCATCTAGTGCCGTTCCTGGCTCATCAAGAATAAAAATGTTGCCTTTGGGAAGATTGGAAACGTTAAGAAGCGCCAGACGAATACCCATCGCAGCAATTGTTTTTTCTGCACCGGAGCCCATTTCAATAGGGCGCGGATCATGCTTGGGATGTTTGATAAGGATGTCTAGCTTACGACCGTCTTCCTGAAAGAAGACCTCAAAATCAACAATGTTGGAAATAACTTTGGCAATCTCCTCGTTGATAACCGGAAGACGCTTCTTAATAATATCGTAAGCGACCCCATTAGAGTGAGTGCACCGTATAAATAAATCATACGCTGCGTACTCTTCTTGAATCGTTTGAAGTTCTTCTTTCTTTTCTTTCAGGGATTCTACCTTTTGTTCCAACGAGCCAATCGTACGATGATGCTGGTTAATACTTTCTAAGCACGCGGCAATAGAAGTTTTCGTAGTGCCAATTTGTGTTTCTACGTCCTTACGTAAATCAAAAAGCTTTTCCATATTTTTAATGAGCTCTCTCTTTTCTTCGTACAGTTCGATCTTTTCGTTCACATCTATCAAATCGTTCTTGTGCGATCTAATTTTGGCATACAACTTTTCAATAGAAACTCTATTATCTCTCTTCTCAATCTCAAGATTGTTTTTCTGTATGATAATTCCATTATACTTATCGATTAGCTCAATTAGTTCTGCCGAGTTAACAGAGACAACCTTTGTCTTATAACTCTTTGCTTCTTCAATTCTATCAATAATATCTACTTCTAATGATGGTATCTCTACAGTAGCCAGATGGGCATCTCGAATAAATTGACACATTGGAAATTCATTACCACACGGTACTTCATCCAAAAGCGCAATCTTTTTACTCATTGACTTATACTCATTGTCTAACAGTCGTGCGCGAGCAACTGTATCTTCGTAACTCTTCTGAAATTTATCGTATTCCTTTTTCTGATCAAGCAAATCTTCAATATCAATAGTTGTTAAGAAATCGTCATAGTCCTGGAGTTTTGTATTATATCCCGTGTTCTCTTCTTTGAGTTCAACAATGTTAACGTCTGTTTCATCTATCTTTCTTTCCAAATCTGTTTTAGATTCCAGCAGCCACTTAATGTCTAAACGTTCTGCTGGAATAGAATCAATCTGTTCGGTAAGTTCCCCGTACTGCTCTTCGATTACAGACAGGTCATCACGTAAAACATTGCATTTAGTTTGCTCTTTTGCCAACTGTTTGT